CTTCTTACTTAATAGACCCATCTCTCTTAATGTGTCTTCTGTCCAAATTTGAAACTCCCATTTTCTATCTTTACAATACTCATTTGCTGCTTCCCATTTATTCATATTCTTAACATATGTTAAGCTTTCATTAATATACTTCTTAGTTCGTTTTTGTCCTGTAGGTGGTTTTGTTTCTTTGTCTGGTTTGATTTCAACAAGAAGAGTTTTGTTTTCCAATACAATCTTAAGATCGGGAAAATACCGATGGTATTTTTTATCGACATCATAATAGTACGGAATGATAATCTCTTCAGACGACCATGCTTTTACTTTAGGATTAGTATCACACCAAATAAAACAGTATTTCTCCCACATAGAGCGATAGACTACTTTGTCAGGATCACCTTTATATTTGTTACGATTGATAACTTGATAACGTCCAGAATATGCCATAGAACCATATAAATAAAATTAGATTTTTTAATATCTATAGGAAAGCTTCTATGAGGCCAGATGAAACCATTCTCACAAAACAAAATAAGTACTATGATAATCTTACAGCAGACACATCTAGAGCTTTAAGATCTAAAAGTACTTTAGCATTTCCGGAATCTAGAAGTGAAGCATATGATGGAAGAATACGTTTTACTGTTCATAAAGCAGAACCATTAGATGTTAACTTTGGATCTTTCTTTCAGCTTCCTATTTTTGATAATGTATTTCGTAGAAACAAAGATGAGTCACAACAAGTATATGACGATGCAGCATTAAGACAAGTAAGAAAAGACGAATCTAAGCAGAAAGAAGATGCAAAGAAAGAAGGATATGAAGCTGCATCATCAATATTAAAAGGTGCTAGTTATAGATTAGACCTAGGAAAACCTATTGTTGATATGTATCTTCCAATATCGATACAGATTAACGACGCTGCAGTATACGAAAACGCAAACCTTGGAGCATTAGGTGCTGGAGTTTTTGGTGGTTTACAAAATGACGCGAGTGTATTGCAATCTGCATATAAAGGAATTCAAGAAGGATTAAGCAACATATTTGGTTATGTAATGAATAATGACCAAATGGGTGCAGAAGCTTCAAGACTTGCAGCAATAAGAGCAAGTAAAGCTCTACCATCAGGTATACAAAACGCAGTATCACTAGGTGTGCAACGTACAGTAAATCCAAATACTCGAGCACTATTTAGAGGTGTTAATCTTAGAGAATTTACATTTACTTTTAAAATGATTGCAAGTTCAGCAAAAGAAGCTAGTGTCGTACAAGATATTATAAAACATTTTAGAACCGAAATGTATCCTGACATATATGATCCAGCAAATTCAGGTTTACCTTTAGCATATAAATTCCCAAATGCGTTTGGTATACAATTTTTGTACAAAGGAAAAGAAGCTCAAATTTCTAGAATTGAAAGATGTTTCTTACGAGGTGTGACTACTAATTATAATCCACAAGCAGCAACGTTCCACGCAGATGGACAACCTGTAGAAATTGATATGACTCTTAACTTTGTAGAAATGAGAACACTCAATAAGAAAGATATTGAGAAGGGTTACTAATGTTATATTTCAAAGATTTATCAGACATTTTATATAGATTTGGAGATGAAGAATTTAGTGTTTCATTTCAAAATATTGCTACGTATGTAGATGTTTTAGATCAAGTAAAAGACAACAGTTCTTTTTATCAGTTTGCTTATGTTCAAGAAGGCATGCGACCAGATCAGTTATCGATTATGTTATATGATACTCCCATCTATTATTGGACTTTCTTTTTGATGAATGATAATTTAAGATTACAGGGATGGCCATTAACGAATCGACAACTAGAAGAAAAAATGAAACATGATTATGACCATACTGTTGTTACCGTTAGAAAGAGCTTTGACGTATTTGACCAGTTTGGAGAAAGAATTGATAGTCAATTTATACCAGGTAGAATTGTTACTTCACCCGGTGTATTAGGATCTGCTTCTGGAATTGTTGCCCATCGTAACTTAGATTTAGGACAGATTTTTATAGAAAAAACTAATGACGAATCTTTCTTACCAGGCCAAACTATTACAGCAGTGGTTGACGGAAGAGCAAATGACACTGCACCAATTATATCTGTCGCAGAAGAATATAATGCAGTACATCATTATGAAGATGTTGATGGTAGAACAGTAGATATCGATCCATTGCTTCCACCGCCTGCACAATATATACCAATTACATATTATCAAAGAGCAGAAAACCAAAATGAAGAGTTAAGGACTATAAAAGTACTAACTCCTTCTATTATAGACACAGTAATATCATCGTTTAAACAAGCAGTTAGAACTTCTGTATGAGTGCACTTGGGAATTCTGGTCCGGACCAGTCAAATGATTATCTAATTGAATCAGCAACTCTCTTTACTGATAGAGTAGAGGGAGGTTATGCTATTGATATTAAAAGACTGATTACAGATTTTCAAATATTTGAACACATTGATAAACCATATATCACTGCGCAATTTGCATTTGTCGACTCTTATAGCATTGTTCAAGGATTCGATTTACAAGGCGGCGAAAAACTTACTATTCGAATTAAATCATCTATTGCCTCAAATAATTCATCTAGAGTAATAGAAAAAGAATTTGCTGTGAGTAAGATATTAAAAACTCAAAAAGCAAATGACCAAACAGATACTGTTTATATTCATTGTATAGAATATCATGCATTTGTATCTAATGCGTATAATGTTAATAGAGCATATACTGGTTCGCCGAATACTATTATTTCAAGTATATGCGAAGAATATCTAGACAAAAAAGTACTTTATACAGAAGATATTTTTCAAGGGAACATGAAAGTAATTGTTCCAAATTTAAATCCGTTAGAATCATCTATATGGTTAAAGAACAGAGCAACAAATCCGGATGGATTACCATTCTATCTTTTTTCTTCTTTCGGTGATAATTATTTAAGATTTTATGATTTAGGCACGATGATGAGAGCAGGTGTGATGAATAAAGAACATCCATATGCTTATACACAATCGAGCTCAACGTCGTTGAATAATAATAGATTTCATATTATTCAGTCGTATAGTCATGCTAATACAGAAGATCTTTATGCATTAATTGAAAGAGGTGCTGTTGGTTCTAGGTACACATTCTTAGATACAGGAACAGGAATTCCTCAAGAAGTTAATTTTAGTATCGATGAAGTATTCCAAGATCTTTTGAGTAAAGATTATATTGATAAACAACAATCGAATTATAACTATGGCCCTGGATATAAAATTAAAGAAACGAATCTACATAATTTAAAATCTAAAAACATTACTCAAATAGCATCTTCTGGTTCTTATTATCAAGGTGGATCTGACTTTAAAGCATATAACGAAGAAGTTGGAGCACAGTCTCATAGACAGAAAGTTGTCGGTGATGCTCTTAAAATGTTTATGACTAAGAGTCCTATTACTATACAGGTTGCTGGAAGAAACTTTATTGATGGTCCAAATTATTTAGTTGATGAAGGTCACTACACTTTAGGAATGAAAGTAAGAGTTATATTTTATGATAACACTCCTGATACTCCAGGTAAGCCAAGCATTGATAAGAAGAAATCTGGTGATTATATAATATATGCCACAAAACATATGTTCTCTTTAGAAAGATATGATACTCAACTTCTATTGGCTAAGCTAGCTAATTTTAATGGAGATTTTGAAATATGATACCTTTAGATCCAGATTTCTATGGTGATGAAACTCGATGGTTTGTTGGTAAAGTAATATCAATTAATGATCCATTAGAACAAGGTAGAGTGAGAGTAAGAATATATGGTGTGCACACTAGTGACATCACACAAATTGAAGAAAAAGATCTCCCTTGGGCTCAAGTGGTAGTTCCAATTACTGATGGTGGAGTTTCTGGTATTGGTACAAACATTGGAATTAAAAATGGTGCTCAAGTTTTTGGTATATTTTTAGATGGTCAAAATTCTCAACTTCCATTAGTGCTTGGTTCTATACCAAAGATAGAAACTAAAACAACAAAAGTAACTACTAATGATCCATTACCTTTAGCAATTACTGAAACAACTGGCAAAACAAATATTGAAAGATGCTATAATTATTTTATATCACGAGAAGGCGGGAATTTTACGCCAGAACAAGCAGCAGGAATTGTTGGTAACTTAATTGTTGAATCTGGAAATTTAAATTCAGGAGATATTAATCCATTAGCATTTAATTCTGCTGAAGGTAGTTTTGGAATTGCACAATGGAACCCGGCAGCAGCTGCTGGTAAAAGATTAGATAAATTAAAAAAATTCGGCGCAGATAATGGAGCTAACTATAGAGAGCTTTCTACTCAACTTGCGTTTATAAAATATGAACTCTTCTCAACTCCCTATTTTGGATTAGCTCAATTAAGAAAAGCAACATCATATGAAGAAGCAAGTAAAGTATTTGAAAAATACTATGAAAGACCAGCTAAAGGTAGCACCGATAGAAGAATTGCATATGCAGAAGAAATATATGAGAAGATGGAGGCGTAGCAATGCCAATTGAAAGAGTTAGATTTTCAAATAGTATTACACTACGTGAAGAACCTAGTGAAATTACGTCTGTCACTTATAGAAATGCTGGTAGTAAGTTTGGATCTAATGTTAGTAATTATACTCTATCCGGTCAAACAATTACTGTTGATAGAACATATGACGAGCTAATAGTAAATTATATTTCTGCAGAGTTATCACCTCGAGATGTAGAGATAAGAAGAAAAATTATTAATAGTAGCTTAGGTCAATTTGCTTTAAGAGGTGCTCTACCAGCTTTAAAAACTACTGCGGCTAAGGTACAATCACAATTTGCAGCTTCTAACTCTACCGAGTCAAAGGAAGTGGGTGAGCTTAAATCTGGATTTAAAACTCTTGCTGAAGATTTTAGAGAAGATGTAACACTTACAGATGAACCTATTCCAGCTGTCATGACAGATGGT